TTCTGAAAGAAGCCTATTTCCGAAGACTTAAAGACGAGAAACTTGGAAGCACCAAAAGAATCACCGAAGAACTAGACATTTTACAATCAGTAATCAAAGCCTTTCAACGAAAACTTCCAAATGAAGCAAGCACCAACTAAAAAAGCAGCCAAACGAGGTCGCCCCGCAAAGAAGACAATCACCATTGATGAATCTCTATGCAGCCTTGATAACCTTATTGAACAACAAATTGATGAGGATTTCATCGTTATGCGTGTTTGCAATAATCCAAGCTGGGTTATTGTTCGCATGGATGGGATGGCCGTTCCTGTAAAATGTTCCTCCCGCCTATCAAACAAACTTGTTGGCAAACGCATTAAAGTATGCTTAGTATCAGCTGACCCCGAGGATTATTACGAATACGCATCATGATTGAATCACTAGAACTAGAGGACGAGTCCCTTATTTACGCCGACAAAGAGCCGGATGTTAACGCTTTGACTGATGCGTATGATACATGCCTCATTGATCTTGAATACTATTTCGAATCATGCTTGAGGTCTTACAATGACCGTCGCAATATCTGGGATGGCAAGTCTGATGATCTTCGTAAAAATGGAGCGAATGCGTTTCCATGGCAAGGTGCATCTGACCAAGAGGTGAATGTGGTTGGTGAACGGATCGACATGTATGTGTCTCTGTTCGATCAAGCACTTCAGCGCAGTCATATCAAGGCGTTTCCAACGTCAATGGCTTCAATGCCACGAGCTTCTATGGTATCGGCATTCCTTAAATGGATGCGATCAACATATATTCCTGACTTCAAAAACCAAATGGAGTTGGGTTCAAACTATTTGCTAGAGAAGGGGATTATGGTATCCTATGTCGGATGGAAGCGAGAAAAAAGGACATATTTGCAACAAGTAACCATCGAACAGATTGCCCAACAATCCCCTGATCTAGCGAACCTTATTATTGACGGAAACGATGACGAGATGCTTCTTGGATTGATCCAGCAAGGATTCCCAGACCTGTCGAACAAACGTGCGAAAAGAGCAATCCGAGACATGCGGAAAACAGGAGTGGCTGAAATCCCGCTTCCTCGCCAAACCGTTGATTGCCCGATTGTTTATTCGTGCGCCCCAGATGGAGAGGTTATCTTTCCGCCGTATGTTTCAGATCCTCAACGAGCTCCTTATATCTTCTGGCGCACGTTCTTGACGGCTCAGGAGCTTGAGAAAAAAGTGACTAATGAAGGATGGGATCGGAAGTGGGTCGATCACGCAATTTCCAATCTGCGCGGAAAAGACTCAATGTATCTTGATGGAGAGAAGGTGAAGACTGTCACTCGTCTGCCAATCACCGATGACAACGACCTTGTGATGGTTGTTTACGGCTATCAACGATTGATTGACGAAGAGGATGGTTCCGAGGGCATCTATTGCACCGTATTCCACCCTACTACCGATGGCTACGCAAAGCACGAACTTCTCAATGGATACGATGACTATCCGTTCGTTGTGACCCGACTAGCTAATGACCAGAAGCGAATGTACGAGGTCCAGACGTTCTCAGACATTCTACGTGGTCCACAGATGCAGATAAAGACTGAGCGTGATAGCCGGATCGACCGTGCATCGTTAGCTACCTTGCCGCCACTAATGCACCCTGCTGGTCGTCCTCCATCTGATTGGGGTCCGGGGCGTCGTGTTCCGTATCGTCGTCTTGGAGAAATTGCGTGGGGGCCAGTTCCACAAATGGATCAAGGTTCCATCGAGTCTGAGATGTCCATGCGGGCGCAAGCAGATCGCGCTATCGGCTTGGGTGTCACAGATCCATTCACGATTGCCCGTCAACGGTTCTACATTGGTAAGTTCCTAGATCATGTCCGCGACGTCCTGAACATGGCATGGAAACTGTATCAGCGCATGGGTCCAGACGAGGTATTCTTCCAAGTTACTGGAAATCCTAATCCTCAGACGATGACGAAGGGAAGTCCTGATGAAAACTTTAGCATCACAGTATCGTTCGACTCGTTGGCAACTGATCCAGAAACCGCTGAAACTCAACTCAAGAACATGGTTTCCCTTGTCCAACTTGATCGCAATGGAATCATGGATGTCAACAAGCTACTTGAGTTCACGGCATCGAGCATCAACCCAATCTTTGCAGACTATGTGCTGCAACCAGTTGAGGAGGCACAGCAAAAGGTCGCTAAGAACGTCACTGACGACCTTGCGAAGATCTTCGCTGGTATCGAAGTTCCGGCCCAGCCAAACGGCGCACAGATCGCCATGCAAATGGTTCAAGCCTATGTCCAGCAGCCTGACATCATGCAACGCGCACAATCTGACGAAGCCTTTGGTGGTCGCCTCCAGAAATACATGGAGCAATACCAGTTCCAGATGCAACAAATGCAGAACGCTGAGATTGGTAAAATTGGCACAAATCCCGCACAAATGGGAGGCGTGACAACGCAAGGAATGCAACAATAATGGAAAAGCGATTCAAAAAAGTCGTCACCAACCCTGCTACTGGTCGCAAGAAGACCGTCAAGTATGGACAGAAGGGTGCTACTATTTCACCCGGCTCGGCCCGTGGTGATTCTTATTGCGCTCGCAGTGCCAAGATCAAGGGTGACTGGAAGTCTGATCCAAACTCACCGAACAACCTGTCACGCCGCAAATGGAAGTGCAGCGGAAGCAAATCAATGAAGTAATCTTATGAAAAGCAAAACAAATGGCTGCGGCCACAAGGAAGAAAAAGAATACGGCAAAGGCAAAAAAGGCAAAGGATACGTCGAGATTGAAATCAAGATGGGACGTATGCCAAAGAAGAAAGCTAAACGCAAGTAGTCCATGAAAAAGCCTAAAACAAAAGCAGCCAAGCAAGCTAAGATTGCAAAGGTCATGGGTGAATACAAGGCTGGAACACTACACGCTGGAGTCAATCCCAAAGGACCAAAGAAGGCCCCTCTAGCTAAGAGTCGCGCTCAAGCAACGGCAATTGCTATGAGCCAAGCAGGAATGTCCAAACGCAAGTAATATATATGACCCCATTACCAAAACCAACTATTCAGCAAGCAGTAGAATCGCTTTATGACCGTGACGAGTTCAAGGTGATTGTGCAATTCATCCGTGACGAGCGTGAGCGGTTCTTCACCGATCTCCGTCAATGCGTTGAGACCAATGAAGTTATGAAGATCGTAGGAAGCGTTTCCACGCTAGACGAGCTACTATCGTTGCTCACAGTTGAAAACAGTTGACACATATTTCACCTTGGTGTTTTAATCCCTGTGCGCTGGTGAATGTCTGACCACTGTAGTTAGCGTGTGTTTTGTTGGTTGTGTTGTCATTGAGGTCGTAGGGTTTTCGTTTTCCCTACGGCCTCTTTTTTGTGTCGATTTAGCACATTATGATATCCCCTCGTCATCAACGAACTTTTTAACTCCGCGTTCTATCTGGTTAGCTACGTTGCGTAAACTTGACACCAATGACATCGAGTGATCGGCAATCTCGTCATAATCATCACCATTATTTGTTAATCCTTCAATGAGTTGTTTGGCGAGGTCCTTAAATGACAAGTCCCATCCGTCTTCTAAATCTCTAGCCGAGACATGCAATGCTTCATCCTCGTCGCTATATGCCACATAAAGTGGACCAATATCTTCGGTGCTGAGTCCGTAACCAGTCTCCTTAAACTGTCTAGTTGCTTGCATCATTGTCTCAATAGCCAACTCGATTTTCTCGTGACGGCTAATAACTTCCTTCTTTTTTGTTGTTTTCATTGTTTGTCGTATTTGTGTGCAGGGGAGGAATAGCATTAGTAATGAAGATTCCAAGAAAAAACTTCAGTATTCCGCGTTATTTTCATACATTACTAAATTGCTTGACATAGTAATGATTATAGTGTTGATTCCTCACGAACACGCATCGCCGAGCGTAAATGGCGTTTCAAACAAACATTATGAGTAATCCAGAAGCTACCGCCGAAGCTATTGAATCGGTGTCTAATTTGTCATTTGAAGAGCTTGTAGCTCAACGTATGGCCCGACAAACCTCTCCCGAGGAAGAACCAGAAGAAGAATCCGAAGATTCCGAAGAACTTGACGAAAATCCTGCCAGTCCAGACGACGAGGAACCCCAAGAGTCAGATGAGGAGTCCGAAGAAGAATCTGAAGAGGAATCCGAAGAAGAGTCCGAAATTGACTTGCTGTCTCTTACGACTGAGCAAATTCAATCTCTCGCCAAAAAAGGTAAAAGCCGATTGCTGCAACGCATTGGTGAGCTAACTGCTCAAAAGAAAGCCTTGGAGGAGAAGATTCAATCCCAGCCTCAGTCGCAAGCCAAAGTTGTTCCTCAAGACGAAAATCCTTTCCGCGAAGTTGCTTCATTTGAAGCCCTCAAAGGAAAGTATGACGAACTTGAACGAACGCTTGAAACAACTGATGAGATCCTAGAGGAACATGAAGATTATGGTCCTGACGATATCATCGTAGTTGGCGACAAAGAGTTCAGCAAAAAGCAAATTCGGAAAGCAAACCGAAATGCTCGCGAAGCACTGACGAAATACATTCCCGCCCAACAACAGCATCTTATTAAGATTGCTCAGTATGAGGAAATGTCCAGGCAGTATTCAGAAGCAGCTAAGAGTGAAGTTCCAGATATTCAGGATGAAAGTTCTGAAATCGGAAAGAACTACAAAGCACTGGTGTCGGACCCATTGATTGAACGGATTAAGTCCCAAGTTCCTGAAATCGGATTTCAAATTGAATATATCTTGGCTCATGCCGCTCGTTCTCTTTATGGGAATAAGAAGATCAAAACGCAATCAGCGATGGGAAGTAAGTTGAAGGTCAATCCATCTTCAACCCCATTTGGTGCTGGTGCGGCAAAGTCTTCTTCTCCTGCCAAAGCGAAAGTAGCAGACGCATATAACCGCTTTGAGAAAAGTGGTAGCCCGGAAGAATGGATTGCTGCCAGAATCGCTAAATTCAAATAACTTCTAAATATCAAATATCATGGCTATTAGTGCTACCTACCAACCGAATGCTCCTGCCGCCAAGACTGGCCAAGGCTCCGCAATCTCCAACCGTGAGGATCTCAGCAATGAGCTGGCTATCCTTGCACCAGAAGAAACCCCAATCCTGTCGCTTTGCTCTAAAGGCAAGGCATCGGCAACCTATACCGAATGGACCGTTGATTCCCTCGCATCCCCAGTCACCACTGGTATTTCCGAAGGTTCCGATGTGACTTCGTTCAGTGATAAGTTTGCTGATCGTGCTCGTCTCGGCAACTACATCCAGTTGATGCGTCGTGATTATCTCGTTTCGAATCTGCAACAAGCTGTTACGAGCATTGGCCCTGCCAATATCGCTCAAGCTGAAGCAAAGTCGATGCGCGAAATCAAGCGTGACATCGAGGCCACTATTGCATCCAGCAATGAAATGACCGTTGAGAATGGTGCAGGCACCCCTTACGGTATGCGCGGTTTCGGCAAGTGGGTTGATTCCTCCGCCCAAGCAACGAATCCGGTTCCAGCTCAATATCGCACTCCATCCGGTTCGGTTCTTGCTACGACTGTTACCGAATCCACCTTCAACGGCATGATTGGTTCAATCTTCTCCAAGAATGGCGAGATGAACAGCCTGACGCTTGTTGCTAATACGGCTCTTCGCCAAATCATCAGTGGTT